TGGAGATCAAATTAATTGTATTGGTCAGCTTTCTTTTAAAGAAGAAGCTGCCGGTAAATTAAGGGTGTTTGCAATGGTTGATGTAATTACTCAGTCATTGCTATACCCCTTACATAAATCATTATTTGATTTATTTAAGAATCTTCCAAATGACGGTACACATGATCAATCTAAAGCTTTTAATAGAGCTTTGGAGAAATCAGTTAAGTACAATTGTTCTTATGGTTTTGACCTTTCCTCAGCAACTGATAGATTACCTATCACTATACAAACTCACATCCTCAATGTATTGACTAAGTCTACATTAGGGGATCTGTGAGAAAAAATATTAATTGGTAGACCCTATCGGGTCCTACCTAATCATTATGGTATAGATCCAAGGGATTATCATTATGCTGTTGGGCAACCTATGGGAGCTCTGTCTTCCTGGGCCATGCTAAATTTTACACATCATTTAATGGTTCAATATTGCTATTGAAGAGTTAATGATAGAAAATTTAAAGGTTGGTGTACATTATACGAAGTTTTAGGAGATGATATAGTTATTTTTGATAAAGATATCGCTTCTTTTTACTTACGATTATGTAACGCCTTAGGTGTTTCAATCAATATTAATAAAAGTATTGTTTCACCTAATAAACCAGTAGTAGAGTTTGCAAAGCGAACTGGACTAAATGGGTATGATGTATCTGCCTTATCATTCAAAGAATTTTTATCCAATAATGGATTCTTTGGAAGATTGCAAATGACAACTAAGCTTATTGAACGAAAATGAGGTAAATCCTTATTATCACTTTTTAAAATTGGTAATATGATTTCTTCTAATAAGTTCGACTTAGCATACCCAGTAGTAGCATATCTGACTCAATCTGTCGTTAAGGGTAAGTACCCATTAACTAAACTCCTAACATTCCTATATGATTATAAAAAATCATGAGTGTTTTGAGGAAAAACAAATGAGTCATTGGACCTTGTTTCATTAAAACAAGAATTATATAACTTATTATATCCAGATAAGGCTAAGGAAGTTAATCCTAAGCTAGAAAATTTCTGACTTGCTAATCGTAAGATTGACAATATGAAATTATCATTATTTGAAAAAATAAAAGTTATTTATAATCGTGTAAATAATGAAGCTTGAATAGAAGAGAAGCTTAATAGTTACTTAAATCTTGTCGATTTAGGTACTATTATAACATACCCGGACGGTACAAAATTAGACCGTTCAGGCGATGAAAATCTTCTTAAAGCACAAGTTGCCTTTAAGCAAATGCTCTGAGAGTCGATTAATGTTAAACTTAATTTCCGAAGAGAAGTCTTCGGTTGATTAGGTCATAATTATCAATCACTCTCATTGGAAAGTTTGCTTGATATGCAGCGTGAGTACGAATCTATATTAAGTGAGTTTATACTCACGAAACCTAAAGATTCAGAAAGCAAGTTAGTAGAAAATCCACTTAAAATTCTTGAGTTTATAAAACTCTCGAATTCTAAGGTGATTCTACAGAGAAGACAACCGTTATCAACGGCTCCTTCTTCTATAGGATGACTAGGGTTAGATAACTTATCAAAATTGAGAGGTTAACACACTTACGTGTCCTAGACTAGATTTTCTTTTACATGGGCGTATTGATTTTGAGTGATGCAACTTGCGATATATCAGTTAAACTGGTAAATCGAAAGATGACACCAGCTATGGTATATTTAATACCAGGCCTAATCTTTTCAGAACAACTCCTGTATAATTTAAAATTATA